AGCTGCTCATCTACTTTATTGAATTTCTCATTTTCAGCACGCTGTGGAAAATTCTCCTGATAAAGAGCCTCGAGTGCCAACTCAAAGAGTTCAGTATTAGACAAGCTGATTTTGTCAGCTGGTAGCAAGATAGGTACGATAGCACCATCTGAATTAACAAGTGTGACCTTGGTTGCTGATGCAACACCACTTGCATCAAATTCTTGTGATTTTGAACCGTATTCTAATTTCATGCTTTCTCCTTTTTAAATTTTGAATGATACGTTGTCAAAGTTGAGCCATGTAGCGTCAACGTTACCTTTTACAAGTATATTTCCGTTTGGATAGATACCCAAAACTGCTACTGTATAGCTATTGTTGAGAGCTGAGACATATAGAAATTGAGATGGCCTGAATCCGACCGGCAAAGTGCCTATCACTGTCCCATTAGCCGTTTTTCCTTTATTAGCTGAACCTCTCAAATAAACCACGCCATCAAACGACTTGGAATATTGTACATCATTGTACTGCTGATGATGTTGCCACCCATTTTGTAGAGTTATGTTTCGCCAAGGAGTCGGATCGCTTTCTGATTTTAGCAGAGCTACATAATCAGAGTTGTTAGTGGATTTTGATTGTTGCACTAGGTAGCGCCATGGCCTCCAGTTGTTATCAAAACCATTCTCCCTAACTGCCATATATCCTACAGATGTTGTGAAGCGTTGGATACATTCCTGAGAGTTAGGGTTAGGTCTGAAGACCTCCAACATCCCCCAAGCCCCAAATGGATTATTTTGAGAGTTTCCGTCTATCCACCAAAAGCCAGTATTTTTCATGGAATTAAAATCCTGTTTGATGATCTTCCCACATCCATTATTGTCAGTGATTTGATACTGTTGGATAGGCTGATTATTAGCGTAGATGTTGCCCTTGACATCAAGAGCGCCTTGCTCACGGATTTTGTTGACCCCAACTCCTGAGCGGTCGTAAGACAAGACTACGCTTTCTGTGGCCACGTTGACCATGAAATCAGACCGTGTGAATTTGTCCTCGAGCGTTCCGATTACAACCCACGACTGATTAGCTAGATAATTGCCTGCAAGATTAGCCCGTGAATTGACTAGACTTGAAATACTTGACCAGGCTCCAGTGGCTTGACCGTTATCAACCGCAAAGGCATCAGTCCCAAGCCGAGCAACCTTAAAGGTCAATGTCATTGTGTTCTTTTGACTTCCTGATACAATCAGAGGGGCTACTTTGGCGTTTCTAGTGACCGTCAATGTGCTAGAGGTTGAGCCTGTCCTTGCTATGCTAAAGCTAAGAGCAGGGGCAAAATACTCAAGAACGGTTGCGGATACCTCTCTAGTATCAGACCAACGCCCACGGCTATCTGATACACTTGCCCTGATTTTGATTGTGCCGTTATAATTCATAATACCAAGACTGCCACCGTTTGAGCTTGTCGCTTGGTTTTTACCGACAATCTCAGCACGGTATCCTGTAATGAATGAGCCGTAAGAACCGACTGCACCATTGAAAGACACTTTGATATTAGAGATTACTTGGATGAACGTGTTACCGCTTGGGATGAGATTTTGAGCAGCACCATTCAAGTCTGACAATGAAACCCCTGCAAAAGTAGGCTTGATATTAGCTGGCACGCTAGCTGTTAGTGTGGTTGACTGTGTGCCTGTCTTAGTAGATCCTGAATACGTGTCAACGTAGATTGTCCCTGTACCACTAGCAGAGTTGGGAATGTCGTTTGCAAAGTCCATAGGAATTGTCCAGCTAGTGGATGTGTCTACATTGCTTGCAATCGTTCCTGACTTGCCAGCCCAGGAATAGCGCACCGTGTGCTTAAAACTTGAGCTCTGACGGTTAATGTTGATAGTTACTAAACTACCAATAACTCCAGCGCTCACGCTTACAGAGCTAGAGCGTGGTATCGTTGAGAGCGTGAATGAGTTCCTGCTGATTGTTAATGTTCCCGGCGACCATCCGCCTCCACCGCTAAATATAGCAGACAGCCCAAACGATTTTTTACCATCGTTATCATGTCTGATTGTTACTGTCTTATCAATCAACATAATTGAGCTATTTTGACTCAACATAGATGGACGACCTGACCAGCTCAAAGTCTGACCGTCAACGGTTAAAGAGGCAGTACAGTCATAATCTGCAAATGTATGAGCACCGTTTGTCAAAGCAAGTCTTAGCCTTACTTGACTGCTATTGTCAGATATATTTTGGGATACTTGGTCTACCCACAGTCTGAGATAATAGCTCCTATCATTATTTGACCAAAATTCAGCCATTAGTTACCTCCTACATATCTAATCACGTTCATGTCTGGATTGATGTGATACTGTTCTTCTCTAAATCGTCCGATTTGAATAGTTTTTGAGAATATACCATTCTCAATATGGATAACACCTTGAGAAATATACATTACCTCAACTCCTGCTGAAAACATTGAAATACGACCATTAGGATTGAACATCATGCTAGAGCTACCGTCATTCTTACCAATCACAAGCCCCTCATTTGAGGAACTCATATAGGTATCGATGAAATTCCAGCGGTCAGATAATTCTCCTAAGTCTTTAGCGATATTAGAGACACGCTGACTAGCTGAAATCAAATCTTTCTCAGCTTGAACTCTAGCCGTCTCATTAGACTTAACAAAATCCTGATAGGCTTTAATCCAGTTATCAAGCGTGTCAGCGCTAGCCTTAGCCTCTAACTCAGCTTGAATAACTCCAGCCTTTTCATTGAGAGCGTTCAGTTGTTCTTGAGTTAGACCTTGGTCGGCTTTAGAATTAAGGCTATCCTCAATATCCTCAGGAGCTGGCATCCAATCAATAGGAACTGTCCCAGTATTGACTCTTAGATTTGAAATGATAACTGTTCCATCTGAACCGTTCTCAAAATTGAGATACAAGGCAATCTCTTCAATTAGGTCGCTTGTTCTGCCGTTTGAGTATGGTTTCCACTGCCAAGGTTGAGAATACGTGCCAGATTTAACAGATGTAGTATCTATGTGTTGTCTGCCTAAGGCTTTATCATCAGTAGTAAAATCCCACTGTTCTTGCGAACCGTTTCTATATTTAATTACACGATTAACCCTAAAACCTTGAATAGTTTCAGAGGCTATATAGTCAAAAGTTAAATAAAGTGGTTGAATTGGTAGCCATTTATAGGTAGATTGAGCCAGTGAATAGATTTTACCTTGAGTTCCTATAGTTGCTCTAGCGGTTCCTAGTGCAAAGTTACGAGCGCCAACCCTCACATTATCAAAGAGAGCTGTCCACTTGTACAGTTCAGGATCCTGACTATCTGCCTCAGTGAAATCCGTTAGCGTACCTAAATAGCGCTTGTTAGTACTATCAGAGGTGCTAAAATCAGTACGACCATCAGCGGAGTTAGCCCAGGCTCGGTGAAAGTATGGAGTCCGTCCATCTGCTCCAGGCTTACCTGGAATACCTTGAGGGCCGTCCTTACCATTTAAGCCATCTGAACCTCTCCATCTCGTCCAGCGATAGTCAGCAGGGTTGACACTATCAGTTGCATTAAAATCAACGTACACTCCTACATAAGCCTTGTCAGCGTTAGTCTGGCTAAATCCACTACCTGAGATAGTATCGGCATAAGCTATGTGAGTGTACTGTGTACGTCCGTCCTCTCCTCGAACTCCTGGAATACCTTGGTCACCCTTAACACCTTGCAAGCCTTGGAGTCCTTGGAGTCCACGTTCCCCACGGTCTCCCTTTTCGCCTTTTTCTCCTCTGTCGCCTTTAGGGCCAGGATCTCCTTTCGGTCCTGTATCCCCTTTTTGACCTTGCAGACCATCAGATGTATTGATAAGAGTCAACTGCTCAGAGGCTACCTCTTTGTTATCCACCCATGCTGATACCGTCAAAACCATCTTTTGATTGATGTCAGAGCCTCGGACAATGTAACTAGGGCTTGTGGCTTTGATTACACCATCAACGACCCAGCGCCATCCGCTATTGATGACTTTATTCCCTCGCATTAAGGTAGGGGTCACAATGGTCTGACCTTGGCCATTTTTAAAGGCTATACCATTGTCTGTAGCTAGTTTGATAGTGTAGGGTTTGGCGTCCTCTATCATCCTGTCTAGCTGTTGCTGAATGCCTTGAGATAGACGATTTTCAAGCGCCTTAGCATTTGAAAAAGTCGTTTTATTGTTTCTAGGATTGGTAAAGCTGATGACCTGCTCAGACACCCTCATCTCAAGTAAAAGAGTAGGGCTAAAGCCGTCATCATAGACTTTTACCGTGTCTCCTATTTCAAGATCCGCAAAGCCCTCAGCCTCGTAAGTGACTGCAGGGTAACAATTCTTTTTGAGTTCACGGTAAGCGATGGAGCGGATGGTCTCAGGGTTTTTACTCTCAACCGTCATATCTTTACGGGTATACTGGTCTAGCGTACCTGTCGAGTGAGTGAACGTGGACGGATACATCTGCATAGAAAGAGGAGCTACTAGATAAGCTCCCATTTGATAAAACTCAAGCTCTCCCTTTGCATTTTTGACTGACCAATCTCCAAGACCACTAATGTCAATCACGTTGCCATGATCGTCCTTACCAGTAGGTTTGACTGAGTTATAAATTCCAGTCTTGTCAATCGTCCTAGTAATTGTCTTGAGGTTTTTTCCATACTCTAAAACTGTTGAGCTGACTTGACCTACTCCCTGGTAGCTATCGTCGTGCTCATGGTAGACATTGACCATAAATGACTTTATAGAGCTGTCATCGTTAAGGCGTGTGTCAAACTCAATTTCAGCGCTAAATTTCTTAGCTAGACTTAATAGTCTATTTAGTTTGGTATCAGTACCCTCCCACTCAGCAGAAATTTTTTTATCTGAAACCTCATTGATACCGATTTTTAAGAAAGTATAGTTGAGCAAGTCCATCTCCTCACAAAATTCCTTAAAGCTCATAGCTTTAGAGGACTTGTAAGGGTTAGCGTACTCATTTATCAGCTCAAGGTTTAGGTTGATACTATAACACTTGATAACTTTCTCATTTTCTTCAACTTTTCGGATAGTATGTAGATAAGTCTTGCCTTTATATTGAAATGATACAAAAGCCTTTTCATTTAGAGCGTTATAGGTTCTTTTTCGACCTATATCAGAGATAATGGCCTTTTTAAAAACAGTAAAATCAAAGGTACTAGAGCCTGTCTCTAAATACCTTGTCCAGGTATCATTGAAATAGTTTAATGTTCCTTGTTTTTCATTGTCCACAAATGCTACTTTTCTCAAATTTGAGTCATGTATTGTCAATAACATTGCTATAGATACCTTTCTTTAAATTCTACTTTGACAGTGGGTTTGGTCTTGACCCAGCTTGAACAATAAACCTCAAGCCGACTGCTTCCTGGTGGTATACTCAAAAATTTTGAACCCTGAACGACATCTACAGCTTTCTCAATTCCATCTACTGTGACTGAGTTGTTTTCGCTGTCAAGAATGACATTTGATCCTATTGGATAACGGTTTGGCAAATCGTTGATAACTGACACAAAATCCTTTCGATACATCAGCTCATCAAGATATAAGTGAGGGATAATCGCCTTTCCGTGAAACCCACCAATCGTAACGTGGATTTTAGCTGATTTTTTACCTCTGATTTCAGGAACGAAAAAATTATAGTGTGAGCCATTATAATAGACTTGAACTCTCTCATCGTTTCTCATGATTTCAAACTGCCCCCTTGTTTTCGCAAAAGGATTTCTGTTTTGGTCACTAGATGAGTCAAAGTCCAAAGTTTTTAAGAAATTATAGTCATTATTGTTGTTTGTTGCAAAAATGTTAAAACCGCAGTATAGACCGTTATATCGCTTATAAGTCTCAATACCGTACAAAAACTGATTATTTGCGTCAGTCACAGTCACTTTAATAAAGCCACATTGAGCCACAGAGTCTAGTTGATAGACAAGTTTGCAAAAGATGTAGTCATTGAGTGATCCTTTTTGGCCTGTTGAGTCAGCTGGGATTTCCCATGATAAGCCTGTTGAATAGCTTTTGTTATATGTTCCACTAAACTGCTCTCTTAGCTTGACACGTTTCTTACCGGCCACTGTGACTAGTTCGGATGTCCCGTTTAAATTCTCTGGACTATTAGTCACTGAGCTGTTTTTTACTGCTTTTGCAAGACCATCAGCGATTTTATCGCCTCTAAAGTCAAGTAAGACCTCAGAACGCTTGACTATTTCTGTGTCTACCTCTTTTCGGTCGCCAACCTCAAGAGCTCCGCTAGTATTAACCAGGCCTATATAGCCGTTTTCAGCGTTGTTTTTGACTGTTATCACAGGAAAAGCTGGGACGTTACCATTATTGACCAAATTAAAAACAACCTTGTCAGGTTGCTCTTGTCCGTTATCAAAACTCTTATAGGTTGAGCTGTGAGCTACTCCGTCAGGGATAATCAGGTCAAAACTGCCCTTTTGGAACCATCTAGTAATGTTGTCCATGTCCACAGAGCCAGATACTAGACCCATGTAATACTTGTCAGGCTCGTCTGAAATGACAATTTTGACAGCCTCAGAGGTATTAAAAATACCAGCTAGTTTGTGCTTAGCCGTTTCAAGTGTCATGCCGTTCCCATATTGCATAGCAAACTTGACTTTGATGATTTTAGCGCCTGTCCTTACCTCTTGCAGATTTACTCCTAAAAGTGGAGCGTCATTAGTAGTGATATGGCGCTCATTACCTACTGGTCTTATAATTTCGATAATGTCAATAACCTCAGAGAGGTCAAATCCATTGATTGTGATTGTGTCATTGTTCATTAGATAATCCCTCTCATCATGTTATCAATCATTAACTTATCGTTTTGATAGTTAGTCATGGGGTCTCCGATTTTAGCAACCAGAGTACCGTCATCTAGTACCATATTCACAGGGCGCTTGACAGCCTCCTCAGCCACTTCAAGAGCTCTAGCCAGGACTTTGTCAGCCTGGTCACGAATAACCTCGATTTGGCTTGTTTCTGCTCGTTCTGTGAGTGATTTGAGTCTAAACTGACTAGATACAGTATGTTTCCCTAAACCTAGCAAGTCCTCAGCGCTAAATTTGAACGCTGACATCTCTTTCTGAACGTATGCCAGACTATCAACCACATCAGAGCTATTCTGTTCAATACCCACGGCAATACCTTGAGCAATGTATCTACCTACATTGTCTCTAAATAGTCGTGACGGACTGTGGATCTTGGCCTTGGCTTGTGCTGCTCTTTCAGCTTGAGCGACAAGCGCATTAGCAGCAGCTGTGACAGCCCCAAGTGCTGAGTACATACCTTGCGCCAAACCTTGCCCAATCATGCTCCCTGCATAACGCATAGCTCCAGCCCCTGACATTGCCCTAGAACGGATTGAGCTTAACATAGCTGACATTGCAGCCGTTGCTGATCCAATTCCTGAGCGGATGCCGTTAGTAATGCCATTAGAGACCCCACGACCTGCCTGTTGACCGGCTTGAGTCATCTGAGTTGCCGATTGCAGGACCACAGACACCATCTGTTGCATGCTTGAGCGCATTATTGCTACAGCTTGAGACATTGCTGACTGCACAACAGAATTGAGTAAAGACATTGCTGATCCAGCAGCTGCCGAGATACTAGAAAAGGCCGAGGCAACCATAGGAGCGGATGTAGCTAACTGCATAATGGCAGTAGTTGCCATGATTGCTGATGTGGTAATCAGTGTAAACTGACCTGGTATTGTACCAAGTACGCCAACTAAAGCACTCACAACTCCACTGATTGCTGTAAATCCTGCTGATATAGCTAGGGCTCCAGCCTGTGCCATCAACATTGAACTTGACAAAGCAACTAACCCACTTTGTAGGATAGTAATGCTAGCCGTTGCCCCTGCTAAACCTACAAAAGAGCTCATTACTGACGTTGCAAAGGTACTCATAGCAGTACCAGCTAATGTCATTGCTGGAGCTAAAGTAGTTACAGAGGCTGAGATTGTAGGAATGTTGCTTGCCATTGTTGTTAGTACAGCAACGGCCATGGCTCCGCTGGCTTGTATTGTGAGTAGACCTGCTCCTAGTGCCTGCATACCTGCACCAACGCTAGCCATGCCAGCGCTTGCTCCTGAGATTTTACCTACGCCAATAGCAACAGCGGCTAAAGATGCTGCCATATCCCCAAGGTTGGTATTGGTGATCATTACCACCCCTTGAGCTAACTGCTTAAATCCATTTCCTGCTTTTTGAGCAGCCGTACCAATAGAATTGAATACATTAGCAAGGCCATCTAATACACTCTTGATAGCATTACCTACAGAGGTGATGACATTGGAAATACCATTAAAAGCACTCTCAATACCTTTACCGATTCCTTGAGCGGCAGTAGATATTGCTTGCCCAACTGATGTAAAGATATTAGCAATGCCTTGCAAAGCTGTAGAGATCACTCCTCCAATAGAAGCAATAATGCCAGCAATACCACTCATAGCTGTACTGATACCATCAGCAATAGCCTGGATAATTGTTACAATTTGTGGTGCATTTGCAGATATGGCGTTAATGATCTGAGTCATTCCGTTAGAGATAGCTGTAACAAGTACAGAAATCCCAAGAGCAGCAACTGCAATACCAGCACCAATAAGAGCAACGGAAGCTCCAAAAGCTAAAATACCTACAGCTCCTGCTGTCAATGCTGGACCTAATGTAGCTGCTCCCACAGCAAGCAAGGCAATACCTGCTACAATGGCAAGCATTGCAACCTGTGCACCAGTTCCAGCTGAGGCAAGTTGTATAGCTGCCTGTACCAGGACATAAACACCAGCGGCAGCCATCAAGACCCCTGCGCCAATCATAAGAACTGCAGCGGCCAATCTTAAGACAGAGCCAGCACTTGCGGATGCCGTTGTCCCAACTGCTGTATTCCCTGCGCTCATTGCGGCACTTGCTCCAGCGTTAGCAAGTTGGGCTGTTGTCAATCCTAGAATGTTACTTACTAAACTAACTAGATTCTTACCAAAATCAAAGGCTGTTTTTAGAGCCTGAGCAATCTTGACTCCCGCCTTGATTCCTATCAAAGCTGTACCTATGCTAATAATCGCCGTTGCTACACTTTGGATTGTCCCTGGATCTAAGCCTGAAACAAAGTTAGCTACTGCGGTTGCAGCCTGAGAAAGCCACTTTACAATATTGCCTAGTACACTTCCTAAGGTTGTCAACACTTCTGATGCTGTCAAACTATCCCACACATGACCAATCGCTCCTGAAATGCTCTTAATAGCCTCGACAAAAGCAGTAACTGCTCCTGTATTTGAGAATGCTTGCCAGAAAGTTTTAATTTTACCAACAAAATTAGAGATTGATGTGCTGATTCTAGTGACAACCCCCTCAATGTCTATACTCTCTAAGAACGCACCTAGCTTTTCAGCCATGCTATCAAAATTAATTTTTTCAAGAGCGTCAGATATTGCATTGACTGCCTTAATTCCAAACTTGTTAAGTTTTTCAAAGGCTGGCATGAGTTTATTAGAGAGGCTTTCTTTTGCCCCATCTATAGCTTGATCAACTGTTTTGAACTCTGTAGCCATCTTTTGGAAAGCGTCAGAGTTTCCTGCACGGTTCATAGCGTCAAAAAAGTCCTCTGTCTTGACTTTTCCGTCTTGGACGGCTTTTACAAGATCAGCGGTAGACATTCCCATCTCTTTTGCGACAGCTGCCATACCAGCAGGAGCTTGCTCCATCATGATCTTAAAGTCCATCCAAGCTATTTTAGGTTTGCTTGCCATCTGGGTTGCCTGAGTTGACAGTGATTTCATGGCTTGCGCTGGGTTTTCAGCAGAGGCTGCAAGGCCACCAAAAGCCTTAACTAGACTACCAACATTTTTAGTCCCAACTGCGTCAAGTTGCGAGTAAGTACTAGCCATATCAGAGGCTGAGTAGATGGTTTTGGTTGCAAAGTCCTGCATTTCAGTCTTAGCTGCCTTGATTTCCTCAGCTGATCGCCCAAAGGCCTGTAGGTTCCCCTCAAAGGTTTTCCAAGCTTTCTGTGAACTGTTTAGCTCAGAGGCCATTTCACGGACACCACTTGTAATAGTCCCAATTCCTGTAGTAAGGGCAGAACTAATCAGATTAGCTCCTAAGACAGACTTAAAAACAGACCCTACTTTTGAGCCTGCGTTTTCAAGTCCACCGAATAGAGCTTTAAGCTTGCTTACTCCTGATTGAGCATTAGAGCCATCCATATCAACCTTGATAGTAACTGAACCATCTGCCATTATGTACCTCCTTTCTAAAATTAGTAGTCAAATTCATCAGGTAGAGCATACTCTTTTTTGAGTTCCCTCATGTTCTTCTTATACTGCTTACTATCTCCCTTTTGAGGCTTGTAAGAGCGTATTTTTAGCACCTCAGCAAATTTAGTATCACTAGGCAGGCCATTGAGTAAAGCGTTGAACTTCTTCCAGTGTAGGCTGTTCTGAGCGTCTATTAGGTCAATTCCGTAAGCCTGGAGAAACGATGAGTAAATATACTCAGCGTCGTACTTCAAGCTAAAGAGACGATCTCCTCCCTCAGATTGGCTCCTAGAGCGTATCTTGCTTTTGATTGGGTTCCCTGCCAAATCTAGCACTGGTGCTGTGTCTTTAGCTGGAATAATTCTAATATGCTCCTCAAATATCATCTTAAAGATTGCTGTAGCTTGCTCAGACGTCAAAGCCTGAGTAAAATCTACACCAGTCAATATTTGAATAGCCAGGAAAGGCTTGTAAAGTTCCTCAATGTCATCATCATTGATCAGCTCCACCACTTTCAAAACCTTGTTAAAAGCGATATTCATTGGATACACATCATCACCAAGGACTAACTCATCTGTCAATTTCCTTGATAGGTCCAGCATGTCAGTCACCTAGATATTTTTTGAGGGCATCTGTATTGTTGCGTTTTTCCCATTCTTCAATGACTCCAGTGATAGCCTCAAGCAAGTAAGCCATAGTATCGACAGTCGAGCCGTTAGAGAAATCATAGACCTTGTTATAAGCGTCTTGGTCAAACAGCTCTGTCCATGACCCTTTTACCAGGTCTTGTAACGTTTCAAAGGCCTTACTGTCTTCTGTGTTGGCTAGTTTTTCGCCGTCTTTTTTGAGCTTTTTACCAACTGACTCCATTTTGTGGATGTTTTTGTCATTGGCTACAAATTCAAGCTTGAACTCTCCAAAATCAACAGGGATGACATTGTCACGTTTCTTAATTACTACCATTTGTTTTCTCTCCTACTAATTTTTAAAATCAAAAATAAAAAGGGGAGCCTATTCACTCCCCTAGATCAAATCATCAACCGACTACAGCAGACTGTTTAGGCGCTACATTCCAGCTGATAGTGCACTCAAATTTCTCATACTCAGACGCATCTCCGCCTCCAATTTTGATACCTGAGACAGTAGCGACTCCGACATATTGAGTTTTGCCATCAGCTTCTACCACTTTAAACCAGACATTACGGTCATCTCCAGTTTTAAAGCGCATAGCTGCAACAATTGCCTGAGCTTCATCCTCTTTGATGTAATCACCCTCAAAACTGTAACCACTCTTGACAGACGTCACTACAGTTTTTTTGGTACCGTCGCCGTTGTAGTATGCAATGTCATCTGTATCCTCGTCATTTTCAGCCTCGGAGGTCTTCACTCCGTCCGCAAGCCATTTCCAGGCGTCATTACCTGGCTCAGTAGCTGGTGCTGTTGGTAACCATGGCGCAAGAAAGTGTTTGCGTTTGGCGTTTTTCATTTTTGGCATTTAGTTTCCTCCATTTGTTTCAAGTTTTGCCGTTACATCTAACATGTAAATATAAAAGCCTTGCTCATCACGGTCATTTAGGAATGGCTGTGAAACTTCAAGGCCTCTGAATTGATATGAATTATTTTTGCTAGGTAGTTCCAGATTAAAATCAGCGAGAGCATGATTGATGGCCCACAGGATAGAGCTTGTCTTCTGGTGATCAGTCGTTTTGATTGCCACCTCAAAGACAAGGCTAATGTCCTGCTTGCCGTTCATGTACTCTGTTAAAATCTTCCCACCTGGCAAAGGATAAAGGACTAAATCCTCCCCCTCTGATAAGTAATCTAGCTTACAAGCCAGAGGGAGGTTTAGTGTGTTGATGAAATCTCTAAGGACTTCTGAAAAATCATTGTTATTCATGCTTTTACTCCCATTGCTCTTAGACCCGTTTTCTTCCAATCATCAAGATATAACACTGAGGCTTTCAAGTCCCACCGCTTGCCTGTTCCAGGAGTCGTGTACTTCTTAAAGACAAAACTCCTATTCTTGTTATAGCTCGATCCGTAGAATTGAGCTCTAGCGTAAGGTCCAGGATATTTAACCCCATCCTTAGTAGCCTGACCGCTACCACTTAAGTCTCCACTCTTTCGAGGAATAAAAGGGGTAAAGTCAGTCAACATTTGATTAGCGATAGCTAACTTCCCCTTAGCTAGTGCCTGTGGGGATACCTTTTTCTCAATACCTTTTAAATCAATCTTGACAGATACGCCTATTCCCATCAGATACACTCCACTTCATAGCAAAATACTTTTTGTTTGTGTGGATAACTGACAGGAACCACAGAGGTCACTCTGTACTCACGTTCTCCGTCGTTGATAATGGCATTTTCAAAGGTCTTGTCTAAGACGATTGGGCAATATTTAGGGTACACAAATAACGTACTAGGCTTGGACTCTTTACGGTTGTTCTTCGTACCTTTGACTTGATACTGTCTGTCAAACCTAACAGTTCTAAGGGTCACTGGGCTCTCAAATACTTCTTTACCCCATCCGTCTTTTTCTCCTGTGGTTTTCTGAATTGTTACAGTATCAATCAATAACCGTTTATCAATGTCTGTCATAACCTACCCCCCTAAAGCCAAATCCTACCGATTTCAGAGTATTCAAGGCGTCAAGTGATAAGTTATACCTAGCACTCTCTAAAGACTGGCTAGATGAGTTTTGGTAGGTGATATGAGTGCGCCCTAGAACCACAGTAGAGACTGATTGCTTATCATCAGCCGTAGTGATCCCACTAGCGTCCAAATATGCTACCTGGAAAGCCGTAGCCAGTTTGACAGCTTGCTTTCTGTGCTCAATCTCTTTTTCAAAGTCTACAAAGCTGTAGAAATTGTTAAGAAAGAGGTTGATAGCAATCTCTGCCCTCTTTAGTAGCTTTTCAAACTCCTCAACTTCATCAAAACCAAAGTCCTTAAATTCATCTTTTGTTAAGTAGGTCATGACTTTACCGCCTTAAATTAAATAATCTGGATTTTCAGAAAGTCCTGGAATTACATCTGAAGCCGGTTCTTGAGATGGGACAACTTGCTCGATTTCTTCTAGCCAGTTGTCTCCATATTCCGCAAGTGTCTGTCTGTTAATTTCATCCGCTTCAGCAGCTGTCATTTCATACGCATTGTTTGCATCAAACTGCTGCCCTGTTTTTGCCATAAAAAAGTTTGTTTTAGCTTTAAATTTAGCCATTTATTTTATTCCTCCACTTCGTATCCTTGATTTTCAAAGGCTGAAATCATAATCGGGTCAGATAGAGTAAAAGTTACTCCATCTTTTTTCAATGTTTTTGGATATTTTACTTCTGGCTCTCCTTCAATTTCTTTAGATACAACCAGAGTCTCTTCAATGTTAGAATCGTTCATTTTTATCCCCTTTCACTAAGCTGATTTGTGAACGTAGATAGCTTTCTTCTTGTTGTCAAGAACAAAAGCGTCGTAACGGATACGACCCTCAACGAGCTTGCCGTTAATTCCTGGTGGGTTATCGTGGATCTTGTAGTCTTCCAACTTAATAGGAGATGGAGTAGCCACAGGATGAGCAATAATAAACTCTACATTTTGTGGCAATCGTGATGTAGGTGTCAAAACTACTGGCAAGCCGTCAATCATACCTACTTGACCCTTGATAGTGATCTCTTGGCCAAGGTCAGAATTTTTCACAAAAGTTGGGTCAAGTTTGATGAGTTTGTAGAATTTAGGAGATACATGCAAGATGCGTCCAGCTGTTGGGACGAAGGCGTCAGTTAGTTTAACCTGACCATCAAGTACAAGCTCGTAGGCATTTGTTTTAGTTACTGAACCAGTAGCGATATGATCTGTATCTGCACCAGCTACGATTGTTGCAAAACGGTAAGTGTCTACTTCTGGGATGACGACTTCTGACAACTGACGTGCAAGGGCTTTTCCAGCCTCCATGACACCATTTGTGTCCTGTTCAGATTTCTTGTCAATCGTGAATGTGAAAGAGCGGTCTTTCTTCATTGTCATAGTTTGAACTGTATTTCCAAGTTCCTCAGCGTCACCGTAGCGATTTTGCCCAGTTGTCTTGTAGTCATTCATTCCTGATGTAGGGATAGAGTAGACCTTGACGGTGTCAACCCCAATGAAATCAAAATCTTGGTTAACAATACCAGTAGATAGGGCCTCTTTAGCAAAGCGCTCATCTACTTTTTCATCAAATTTAGCTGCGTAATTTACTACCATTTGTAATATTCCTCTTTTCTTTATTTTTGGTTTTATACGCTATCAAAGCCTGCAAATAGGGCTTTGTCCTCTGCGCTTAGATGATCGTATCCAGTTTCTGCTGGTGGATTTCCGTGCACAGAGATATTAGGGTTAGGCTGCTTGTCCTCAGCTTGGAATAGGTAAGGGCTTGACTCTTTGAGTGAGTTGATTGTGTCCTCTAGTTGAGGTTTTCCATCTTCCCCTAGCTCGATTTTGTCTAGGTCAATGAATTTCATCAAATCCTCTGAGTTGTAAGCTCCTACGTCTTTCAAAGCAAGGGCTACAGCGTTTGTTTTAGTGACCTGAGCAAGGTTTGCCTCACTATCTAGCTTGTACTGGTCAAATTGGGCCTTTAGTTCTTCAAACTGTTGTTTGCTTTCAGCGCTAGCTCCCTCTTTGGCCTGTAGATCATTGATAGCTTGGGTTTGTTGCTCAAGCTGTTGTTTTAATGTGTCGTTTTCGGCTTGTAGTTCCGACTTGGCTTGTGACTTGGCATTTTCAATACCTGCACCGTACGCTTGCATAATATTGTCAATGACAGCCTTGTCCTCGATACCTGCCTCAACTAACATTTCACGTTTAAGACTCATGTCTTAACTCCTCCTTTTTTACGTCACATGGACAAATTAAGACAGTTTTACGCCATGCTCCAGGGCAAAATAAAAAACCTGATGGACTTCCATAGGTTTATAGTGGTTTATAGTGGTTTATAGCAATTTATTGCACAATAAAAGCGCCTAGATTGTTCTAAGCGCTATGAGATTGCTTTAATTGAAATAATCTGACTCTCAAAGAGAGAAATCTCAGTCGGTTCATCAGGGCTAGGATTGTCAATGAGGATAGTGATTTCATCTTGCTCATCATTGTCCATTTCGTCAATAAAATCTGTGACAAGCCCTTTGATGACTTCACCGTCACTATTTACTACCTGAACTCTTGAGCGTAGGTAGTTCCAAAGTTGTTTACTCATTTACGGTCTCCTTTCCCTTTGATAGTTGGCACAATATGTGAGCCTGTTTTACTGTAATGAATACGAAAATCAGTAGTATTCTCAACGACTTCACCAGTTCTAGGATCTATATAGGTTCCTATAGGTTTATTTTGTGAGATAATTTCCTGCATTTTGGTTGATTTTGGATCATACTTGAACTGTCCTGTTCCAGCATACCTATCAACTAGTGCCTGACATTCTTCTTTAGTGATTGTCAGATAGCTTGGTGGAGGTGCTCCTTTTTCTAAGTTCTTCTGGAGATATTTCTCATATCCCTTAGTGCCTCTAATGTGGTTTTCAAAATGCTCGTTATTGATTTCCGTCTTAATTATACCACTTTTAACAGCTGAATTAAACTTCTCACGCATTTCTTTTTGTTCTGCTCTGTGTTTTTCCAGCTTTTCAAGTTCTTTTCTGACCTTAACCTCTTTCTTAGCTTTGGTATAAGGGTCATCATAGTATTTCTCTCTAGCATAATCACGATGTAGGAAAGGGTGCTGTTTGAGATAATCTCTCATGGCTCCCTGTTGGATCCTAACCTTGCTCTTATACTTACTTATCAGCTCCTGGTCACCTAGTTTCTCTGCAACGTGTAGAAATTCCTTAGACTGTCTGATAGACCTCTCTAGGGCCCTCTGTTTAGCCTGGGCGTTTGCATTTTCTATTGCTTGCTCTGGAGTCAAGTCTCTTAACTCGTCAGGCAAATCAGGCTTGTAGTTAGCCCCTGGAATGAACGGCGTCATCTCATGTGTACAGTTAATACCCTGACATCCTCCAGCGTAGCCGTATCCGTAGTCTGATAGCGCCAAAATACGCTCACCAGCCTCTGTCCTAGCAACTCCAGTAGTTACTATCTGATGTTGCAAAGGAGCGCACATCTCTCTTGCCGTGGCCTTTTTGTGATAGTAAAAGGTATCTATACCCAACTCCTCAGCTGGAGCCATTCTGACCTCACGATAGACACGCCAAGCCGTCGATTTGATGACTTGCCTAGCGTATGTGTCAGCTTTCCAGCGTTTGCCTTGGCTATCCGTAAAGCCATAAAAACCCTTTTCAGCCCATTTCATGACTGTATCAGAGATAGCTTTGTCTGATGTAGTGAGTCCTGTGACAACCTTAGCCACGCTCTCCTGGACTATGGACTGATAAACCTTTCTGACACTCATTGGTAGAGTGGTATTGATGAGGTTGTCTATATCTCCCATAGCTTGATTGACATAAGCAGCTAGATTGGTCTGAATGAGTGAGTTACCAGCAAAGGAACCTCCACCAGTTGCCTCTAAAAGTTGCTGTTTGGTGTCTTTGTAGATTTTGTAGCCCTCATTTTGGATAACATGCCTAAGCTGTTCCTCAGCAATCCCTGAGCGGTCAGAAATGAGCTTGACATTATCCTCATTGAGTAGGCCCATCTCATTCATTTTCTCAAGCTGCCAAATATAAGGGTTATCATCAAGGCTAGCAGAGCCACGCTCTTTGATACGATCTATTACCTGGTCAAAGAGTTCAAGAGTTAGCTGATGATAGATGTCTGCAACGTTACTGGCGTCAAGCATTAACTGCTCATCATTTAGCTTGATTGGTTTCTTCTTGTCATCAGCCATCTAATCACTCTCCGTAAACTTCTACATCATCAGGACTACGCTCTCCGCTTGCCTCGTCAATAGCATTGCCACTAATTTCAGCTTTGATTTGTTTAGCTTTTTCAGGAGTCACATTCAAAACTTTCTCAATAGCCATGACGTCCGTGGCAAAACCAGCATTTACAACCTTAACCCAGTAGTCAAGTTCAGCGTTTCGGTCTGTAAAGACTCCATCATCAAGGTTAATGCTGATTTTCTCCAGGTCAGGGATGTTTCCCTTGTAGAGTCCGTAGGCTTTGCCTAGCTCTAGCATTGAGATAATGAGCTCTTTCAGTGACTGCTCTACCAAGCTGACAATGCTATTTCTCATCTGATAGGTGTCTGAGTTCTCGCTGACAACCTCAGTAGCTGTTTTCAAGCTCTTACCATCAAAGGTAAAGGTGCCAGAAGATACTCCTATCTGCATTTCAAAAATCGCCAGGATCTTATTGATAGCCTTGATATAGTCATCTGATCGGATTGGCGTTGTAAGGTCGGTAATACCTATCCCCTTGTCCATGTCGCCTGAGTCAATCTGTTCATAGACATTACGTCCAGCCTCAAACTCACGCTTGACTGTGACGTTCTCGCCCTCCTGATTGTACTCAACTTTAATCATTTGACTAGGCACGGCCACTCTGCGCTGACCCATCTTAATCTCCCACATGAACTCATCATAAGTCGTGTTAAGAAAGTCCATTGTAGTCTTAGCATTGTCAAAGATAGACAGCCCAAGAGCTGAGTTAATATCTTTGTTATTCATCCCTGGGGTCTTCAAGTAAGTAAAGAGCGGACGACTCAAGCCGTTCAGGTCTACTACTTCTTCAAGATCCTCATAGAGGTCTGACAGAGGAACTCTAGAGCCTACCACGTTCTGATTATCAGACTTGTAGAGCTCGTTAGTAACTGTGTACTTGTCATCTTTACCCCACTCATGCAACTCAATCAGCGTGTAAAACTTCTGCTTGTTACCCTCTGACTTGATTGTCTTAGTGATAATAGCAGCGCTAGAGACGTCCTGCGTGTTTGATTGCAGAGGCAAAAAGACAGGCGCTTGAATGAAAGAAACTCTTACCTTGTCTCTATCAACGTATGGCCTCATAGCCAAGCCACCGAGAGCCAAACCACTCTCTAAGTAGCGTTCAAAATTCTTGACAAACCTGTCATCTTGTAGCTGTTTCTGAATGAATTTATTAGCGTCTTTGTCATCCAGCTTGATTTCAGCCTGTTCATTAAACACTAGGCTTGCAATCTTCTTGGCTGCTGTACGTCCAATAGGCAAATGGTTGAAAGCTCGCTTTCGAGGTGTTCCGTTACTGTCAATGTACTCAATCTGTGGATAATGCCCTGCATAATACTTGAGATTTTCCCTAATGCGGTCATACTCTGCGGATGACACTGCTATTTTAGGGTGATCAGTGATATTCGTTAAGTTCTGTGTTGTCATCACATACTTGCTCCTTGTGAAAAAATTCTTGATAGCCTGTACTATTCCCATTGTTAGCTCCTTTAGACTTTTAGTCTTAGCTCTCTAGCGTTATCCAGGACAAAATACTTGAACTCGTCTACCGTGTGGTCATCTTCCTTGATGACTTTGGGGTCATCAGTATTGAGTGACTTGTCATCATAGCGGTACATCTTATGCTCCTCTACAAATACCCTGTTATTAGGGATGTCAAGGTAGTAGAAACGCCCTTCAGCTAGTAGACTGATAACCATATCAATCATAGTCTGATTTTTCTTTTTGGCCACTGGATGCCAGCGTTCGCCATAGTCTTTGAAATACTGGTTACGCAAAGCCCCCTCAGCACTATCAATGGTCATCTTGAGCTTAGGCACTCTATAAGTTTTCATAACCTTGTCTATAAAGTCATGGATCATCACAGAGAGCTCACTAGGTGCCTTTTTGATAGTCTTGCCAGCTGGTGAGTAGTAAAACGTATCAAGCAAGATAACATTACCCTTGGCAGTTAGCCCATAAGCTCCACAGGCCGTCGCTGATTGCTGGTGTCCTGTATCCAGGGCAAATGATATACCTATCACTTTGTCGTTGTCTGGGAGGCTTTCTAGTGGTTTAAAATAGCTCATGTTATAGACATGATTACCTAAGCCGATTACCTCGCCTAGATACATCCATCTGTAATAGTCAGGGTCCGTCTCCTTGTAACGCTCTATCTTGTCTTTCATCTGTTTAGACAAAAAACCTAACTTGTCATCAAGGTAGGTGCTGTGATGTATCATGTAAGTTGGGTCACTAGCTTTCTCAGCAACCCACTCATTTATCCAGTCATAGGGATTTCTTGGAGGGTTGTATGTGAAATAGACTTTGACCTCTTTGCCGTTTGGCAACTCTTGACGGATGAAAGTATCCTCAACTATGTCAATGTCCTCACGGCCTGCGAACTCAGCCAATTCCTCAAACCATACGGCCATTACATAACCTTTGGCTATCTTCTGGGATTTGAGTTTCATTGGATCGTCTACACCGTAGAAATAAAAGGCTGTACCTGTCTTTTTGTGGGTGATTTGTAAGGGAGATTTCCCAAACTTGAACTGATTAGCTAGCCCCATCTCATAGATGGCCCATCTTATCTGCTCATACACTGACATTCTCAAGTACTTACCTACTTTTCGCAAGACTACCACATTACCGTTGGGGTCATTGATAAAGTCATTTACAAGGTCAATGGATACAACAGAGGACTTGGTAGAGGCACGGCCACCCTTGAGCACTATATGACTCTTGGGTGTATAGAGGACTTCGTCAAATACTGGGTTAATCAGTTTCGCTAGGTTCAGTATTGCCATTATACTCACTCCTATCAAATGTAAATCCAGTAATGACTGTGTCATCTTCATCATTAGAGCCTAGTTGAGCCTTGAGATTATCAATCCTCAAGCGTTGCTCCTCAGTAACAAGAGGGGAGCGTGTGAGCTCGTCATAGGTCTTAATCATGCTCTTAAGCTCTGACTGTGCTCTTGCCATTGCAGCTAAGGCCTTGCCTTGCTTATCCCATGCCGTGTGAACCTCATAATTTTCACTGCCTTTAGCTGTGCTGGCAATCAGCATGGTAGTAGTATCATCAACGTCCTGAACGTAAAGAATACGCTGAGCATGCAAAAGATTAGCATAGGTCAGCATGATATTTTCCCAAAGGATGTCTATAGGCTGTTTTTCTGAAAGCTCTTGCGCTATCTCGTATACCTCTTGAGGTAGATACTTAGCAAACAGTCCATGTTTGAGGGCGTTTTGATTGCCTATACTTCCGCCTTTGCTGTTCTTGTTGCCTTTCGGCGCTCCCCGTGTTCGTTTGGTAGTACTACTTTTGTTTTTTGTAGTACTACATTCGCTCCATTTGTCTCTTAACTTCCAAACTGAGATAGTTTTTTCAGGCACGCCCAACATTTCACCAAGCTTGCGGTTAGTGATGTTTCCGTTATTCTGCTTATAAATCTCAAAAGCTTTATCTCGGTTTGGGTCTCGTGCTCTGCCCAACCTATTACCTCCTATTTGTCCGTTTTGTAAATCAAAAAAGCCACTCAAAGAGTGACTCAGTGCAAGCAGACTACAGACTTGCGTGTTAATTAGTAATCAATTTGAAAGTTTTCCTTTTTTATTTTTTGTAGTCTTTTTTGCGATATTAAAACATCCTACTCTATCGCCACTGGTAACCCAAGCCAGCAGTTTTTCAGAAGCTTTTCTAGGCTATTGCCTAAGGTGCCTTTGCTTTAATTCTTGATACTACCATTTTAACAGATTTTAGACTTCATGCGCACTCACTTTAGCTCACTTTGTCTATGATAGTCTCCTCTAATTCAGACTCAGCCTGTTTGCGTAATCTGTAATAAGTTGCCTTACTAATTCTCAAATTGTCGCAAATATCCTCAATGTAGGTCTTAGTAATGTAAGTCATCCTGAGAATAGATCTGCTC